GCTTCTGGAGGATGCCCAGGCAATCTCCGGCATTGAATATGACCTTTCCTCTTATGCGGACATCGTGGACGCCATCCACGTCATCCAGACGGAGATGGGCATCACCGGCACCACCGCAAAAGAAGCCTCCAGCACTATTTCCGGCAGCATCGCTATGGCAGGGGCTGCATGGGATAATTTCCTTGCAGGGCTTGGCAATCCCGATGCAGATCTCAGTGCCCTTGCCACTGAGCTGACGGACAGTGTCCTGACGGCAGCAGGCAATATCATCCCCGCTGCAGAGACCATTCTGCAGTCGATGTCCTCCGTCATTACGGAAAGCGCACCGGAGATCATCGGGCTTGCTCTGGATCTGATCACGGATGCGCTCCCCACGCTGACGGATGCCGGCGTTTCCCTGCTCAGGGCACTGGTGGACGGCATTACGGGCAATGCATCGAGTGTTGCCGATACGGCTGTGGCAATCCTTGACCAGCTTGCGGCATGCGCACTCGACATTATCCCCGACCTTTTGGATGCGGGTGTGGATATCATCCTGACCCTTGCAGAGGGTCTGGAATCGGCCGCCCCCGATCTGATCAGTGCAGCCGGAACGGCCGTTTCAGACATCGTAACCGGCATCGGGGCAAATCTGCCCGCACTTGCACAGGCTGGAATTTCTCTCATCGGAACGGTGGCAGATGCAGTTCTGCAGCAGCTTCCTGTGCTGGTTCAGACGGGCGGAGATCTGATTGACACACTGGTGAACGGTATCACGGCACATCTCCCGCATCTTCTGACACTTGCGCTGGACATCCTGACTTCTCTGGCCGATTCGCTCGCAGCCAATCTTCCCTTGCTGCTGACAGCGGCAGGCGATGTGATCTCACAGCTTGCAGCAGTACTCACAGAGAATATCCCTGTTCTGCTGGATACGGGCCTTGACATCATCCTCTCCCTTGTGGACGGTATTGCCGCCAACATCCCCATGCTGCTGGATATTGCCGTTGCACTTGTCGGCACACTTGCGGACTTTATTGTGGAAAATGCGCCGAAGCTGCTGGAAGCAGCCGGACAGCTGCTCATGGGGGTGGTGGATGCACTGCCTTCCGTGATCACGGCACTGGCCGGCAAGCTCCCGCTTCTGATTGACACAGTCCTGCAGATGCTGCCGCAGCTCGCAGCGGCACTCACAGGGGCCATGTCCCTTCTGACCGAGGCGCTGAAAACAGCATTCCCGCAGCTTGCACAAACGCTCACCACAGCCGTTCCCGAGCTGATTCTGGGATTGGTGGATGCGCTTGCCTCCTTCGACAGTCAGCTGTTCGATGCAGCAGTGGATCTGATTCTGGTCATTGCAGAGGCTCTTCCTGAGCTGACCAACGCCATCATCCCGCAGATCCCCATCATGATTGTTGGCATCATCGGAGCCCTGATGCAGGCCATGCCGGAAATGAAGGAAGCAAGCCATGCTCTGTTCATGCAGCTTGTCGAGGCCATCCCCACACTGCTCCCTGCTCTGCTTTCGGTTCTGGAAGCACTGTGGTTCCCCTGCGGAGAGTATCTTGCAGGGCTTGCAGATGACATTGTGCAGATTGTCGGTGACTGGCTGACCGAGACCAAGGATAAGATGGTACAGGGCGCCGCCGATGCGCTTGAAGGCTTCATGGAATTCTTCGACCGGCTGCCGGAAGAGCTGGGACTTGCCATTGGCACAGCGCTTGGCACGGCGGCACAGTGGGCTGTGGATCTGCCGGCAAAGGCCGGAGAAGCGGCCGGAGCATTCCTTGCAGAAACCATGCTGTTCTTTGACGAACTGCCCGGTAAATTGCAGGAACAGCTCACGAATGCACTGGACAATGTCATTAGCTGGGGCACCGATCTTGTGGAACAGGGCAGAACTGCCGCTTCCGACATGGCACAGGACATCATGGACGCTGTCAACGATCTGCCTGAAAACCTCACCTCCATCGGCACAGACCTTGTGGAGGGACTATGGAACGGCATCACCGGTATGGGCAGCTGGCTGAAGGAGAAAATCTCCGGCTTTGCAAGCGGCATTCTTGATGGCTTTACAGCAGCATTCGGCATTCATTCTCCCTCCACCGTCATGCGTGACCATGTCGGAAAATATCTCGCCCAGGGTATCGGCGTGGGATTTGCAGAGGAGATTCCGCAGGTCGGCAAGGATGCCGTCAAGGCGTTTGCCCCTCTGCAGCAGCAGGTGGATGCGGGGGCGCTGCAGGCTCTCCATGGGCAGAGCGTGGACAGCTATCCCATAGAACCCAGCCCGACCTCATCCATTGTCAATAACTATAGCTACAGCACGGTGCACCAGAGTGCATCTCAGCCGGAGCAGGAACGTCCCGTCATCAATCTGTATGCGACATTCGAGATGGACGGTGAAGCCATTGCGGAGGGTGCAGCGGAACGCATCGACGAAAAGCAGGGAGAAAAGATTGAATTGAAAACGAGAGGAGTGAGTGTATGATTGCCGGCATCAGCGTGAACGGACAGCATTCGTACTACCAGCACCGGCTTCGGATGCTCAGCCGTGACATCGGATCCCCGCCCAAGGATGACCATACCGAGCGGGTGCCCTACAGCAATATCACATATGACTTTGATGAGATCCTTGGCACTTCAAGCTACGGTGAGCGGACGCTCTCCTATACCTTTGAGTGTCTCTGTACGAACAGGCGCAAGGCGCAGGATCAGCTTATCCGCATCAGGCACTGGCTGAAATGGAGCGGGTACATGGATCTGCACGATCCGTATTATCCGGACTATCATTTTGAAGTCCGTGCACCGGAAATCATCCATCACGAAAACCATGGAGTCTACACGATCACAGTCACATTCCGGGCAAATCCGGCCATGCTGCCGGATAAGGCATTTGCCTACACGCCGGATACCTGCCATTATCCCGATGTGAACGGGGACGGAGTCGTGGATGCAAATGATGCAACGCTGATTCTGAAGGCATCAGCGGCCATCGGTGCGGGAACGGACACAGGGCTGACGGATGAACAGCTGATCCTTGCCGATGCCGATATGGACGGTACAGTCACCGCTTCCGATGCGGCACTGGTTCTGGAATATGCATCCGCCTGCGGCGCAGGGCAGTTTTCTGATTCGCCCGCGAACTGGGCGGCTTTCCTGAACCGATATCTTGCACTTGAGGAGGGGATTTACTGATGTACCAGGTCACAATTGATTTGCCAGAAAAAGATGGCTATGTGCAGAGACTCCTGCACACGGTGAAACCGCACAGCACCCAGCGGCTTGCATCCGGTACAATCGTGGAGGAGGTCGGACAGATCCCCTCTTTCTCCTTCACGGTCACTCCTGTGAATCATTGCTATTATGATTGCCTGCTCGACCGGAGAACACTTGTTTCCGTTATGAATATCAAGACCATGGAAATGGAATTCGAGGGCGTAATTCTGAACACGGAGGAACGCATGACTGCATCCGGCAAGCTGCTGCGCAAGGTCGTCTGTGAGGGCTTCCTCGGCTATCTCTGCGACAGTGTACAGATGTACCGGACGTATGAGGACATGGAACCGGCTCAGTTTCTGCAGTCACTGCTGGAACAGCACAATGCGCAGATGCCGGAGCACAAGCAGATCAGACTTGGCGTATGCAATCTTTCCGGCAACACGAATTCCAAGACCACGGCCTATCGGAACACACTGGAAGAAATCAGGGAAAATCTGGTGAACAGGCTTGGCGGTGAGCTGCGTGTCCGAAGAAAAGATGGGATCTTGTACCTCGATTATCTGGATGCCGTCACTGACAGCACACCCTCACCGACAACCATTGAACTGGCACAGAACATGAAAACCATGACAGCCGGAACGGACTCGCTCTCCGTCATCACACGGCTCATTCCGCTGGGCGCACAGGTGAACGAAGAGACCGCAGAACGCCTGACCATTGCCGGAGCCAAGGTAGATGGCAAGTCCTATGGAAAAGTCTACATTGACGACGAGGCAGCCATTGCAGAATACGGTTATATTGTCGGCACAGTGGAATTTGATGATATCACGGTACCGGAAAATCTATATGAACGGGGCAGAGCCTACCTTGCAGAGAATAACCGCATCCGGAAATACTATGAAGCCACCGTCCTTGATCTTTCCACGCTTGACAGCAGCGTCGGCAGCATCCGTGCCGGCAATACTTACCGATTCCGGAACAGATTCATGAAGCTCGATGCGCAGCTTAGGCTGCTCAGAAGGACAGTTGATATTTTCAAGCCCTATACGCCATCCGTTGTCATCGGCGATAGGACGGAAAAGCTCACGGACATGACAAGCCGTCAGAACCGTCTGATTGAGTATGAGATCCCGAAAATCAAGTCGGACACGGTATCCGCTGCAAAGGCGATTGCTTCCGGCCTGATCACAGCAGCAACCACGGGCTATGTGGTTATCCGCCCGGATGAGATCCTCATCATGGATACGGCGGATACCAAAACCGCCACCAGCGTATGGAGATTCAACGCAAATGGTCTCGGCTACAGCCACAGTGATGTACCGGGCGAAGCCTACAACGGCACCTATGGGCTTGCCATGACGATGAACGGTGAGATCGTAGCGGACTTCATTGCAGCAGGCTCCATGTATGCCGACCGCATCCGTGGCGGTACGCTGGTCATTGGTGGCAGTGACGGCAAGGACGGCGTGATTCAGGTCAAGGACGATGCCGGAAACGTCATCTGCCAGCTTGACAAGAACGGCGCCAACATCTTCGGCACCGTCATCACCCGCAATGATGCCGGTTACTGGATGCAGCTCGACAGCGGAAGCCTGCTCGGCGGCAACGGGAATGACACCTACACCACCATCAATGCAACCGGTACCATCCGTGATCTCGACCACGACATCACCTATCACGGGCTGCTTGTGGATGCGGATGCCGTCTATCTCGATTGTAAGATGTTCGCCATCAACGGTGCGACCGGCGCCACCGGCACAATGTATGCGCTTGGCGGTTCGGGGGAGGTGGTCACGGATGTGTGGATCGATGAAGAAGGCAATCTCCAGAAATCCACCGTGCAGGCTTCGCCGGTATACTTCCGGAACGGCATCATGTGCACCGGACTCTGATGGGAGGAATAAAGATGAAACCAGAACGATATTTTGCAACAATGAAGGAGCAGGAATGCATCGCCGGTGATACACTCGATGAGTGGGTGGTGGAAGTCACCACAACGGACGAAGCAACCGGAGAGAGCAGCCCCGCCGACATTGCAGGCTGCACCATGCAGCTTCTTCTCTGCCGATACAAGGATGATGCTGTGGTTCTTGTGAAAGAATGCACTGCGGATCCTTCGGCCGGTACATTTGCCGTTACACTCGAAAGCACGGACACAGCAGCGCTCAGCGGCCTGTATGCCTATCACTTTGAGCTGCGCTGCGGTTCCCGTTCTTATAAAAAAATAGCGGGGCTGCTGAATGTGCTGCCCATTTCCACAGGAGGTAATTCATGACAACAATCCGATTTGATATCCCGAAGAAAATGCGGTTTGATCTGAACAAAGGAAACGGCGGGAGCGGCGCTCCTCAGGGCACCACCCTCCCCCACCCCGCCGCTGCATCGGCAGCGAGTCGGATTGCACCCATCCCCGATGCTCTCAGCGGTATCATGACAAGAACAGAGGAGGCAACCTAATGGCAATCACGAAACTGACGGCACAGACCACCGCCCAGGACATGACGCCCCTGCTCGACATCCTGCAGGAACATGCCGTGCCCGCTTACTTTGACAGCGTGGAGCTTGTGGAGGGCGACACCAACCAGAGCATCAGCTGCAAGGTGGGCGGTACCGAGTTCCTTCGCATCTGGGCGGATATCCTTGGTACGGGTACAGCGACAAACTACGGCTTTACCATCACCCACCCCGACGCCAGCACCACCCAGCTCTATGCAGGCTATGGCTCCGCCGGCTACACCGGCAGCGTCTATGTGTGCAGCAACGCCCTGTTGCTCGTGCCAAACAGCCAGACAAATAACGGCGTGGTGATCTGCAAGGATACGGGCGGTGCCACAGCACTGGCACTGTATACCACGGGCAAGAGTTCACAGCGGCATAACGGTTCGCAGGGCATGAGTTACTCCGAGTCCAACTACGGCCTGTGGGCTATCTCCAGCGAGGACGAGACCCCTGCGCCGTATAACGTCTATTTTAACAACGCCGACAGCGTCACCGGCCGTACAGCACTGTGCCCCATCTACACGCAGACCGGCAGCCTGCAGAACGTCTGGCAGCCTTTGCAGCGGCAGTTTTCCGAGGTGTCCGCACCGTTTGAGACCGAGATGGACGGCAAGCGGTACCTGTGCACCCGTGGCTTTGTGATTCTGGATGCGTGAAAGGAGACCTAAAAATGCAGTACATGATTATGATTCTGATTGTGATCGGCCTTGCGATTGCTGACTTTGCAACGGGCTATATCAAGGCCTATTGCACCAACACCGTCAACAGCCAGAAGATGCGGCAGGGCGGCATGAACAAGCTCGGCGAGCTGATTGTCATGCTGACGGCCTGCGGACTGGATATCGGCATCCATGCGCTGGGGCAGTATTATCAGGCGGCGGAGCTTGCGGAAATTGCAGGCGTGGTGACGGCATTTGCGGTGTTTGCGTACATCGTGCTGATGGAGCTGGTGTCGATTCTGGAAAACTATGCAGCCGTGAATCCCGAAGCACTCTGGGCGGCCGGACTGATCCGCCGTCTGAAAAATGTACACGATGAAAACAAGGAGGAAAAGTAATGGCTTACAGTGTGAAGTATACCGGTGAATCGCATCAGCTCGGCGGCAGTGCGAAGCATTTTGTGACGGTTTATGCCGATACCACATCGGACATGCCCACGCCCGACCCAGCGTGGGCGGCGGGCAGTGAGCTGCTCATCAGCGAGAACGGCGGTCAGAAGTACCTGCTGACGAATGCCGGGGCGTGGGTCAAAGTGCCAAATTTTACTAAAGCAGCGGAAGGGGGTGATGATAGTGGACAACTTGACGCCATGATTGAGAGGAGTATCACAGAAGTAAACAGCAATGCAAAAAGCGTGGGGGAATATGCTTTCTATAAAAATTCAGCAGTGAATACTGTTGACGTGCCCTCTGCTACAAGCATTGGATCATATGCATTCTATGACTGTACAGGGCTTACCTCTGTAAATTTACCGTCTGCAACCAGCGTTGAAACAGATGCTTTTAAAGGGTGCACGTCTCTATCTAATGTTAATTTGCCATCGATGCAGAACGTTGGAAGAGAGGCATTCTATGGCTGTACAGCAGTCAACACTATCAATCTGCCCTCTGCTATAAGCATTGGATCATATGCATTCAAAGGGTGTACAGGGCTTACCTCTGTAAATTTACCGTCTGCAACCAGCGTTGAAACATATGCTTTTGATGGGTGCACAGGGATTACTTCAGTCAGATTGCCAGCAGCAAATACGCTTGGAACCTATGCATTTTCATATTGTGAAAATATAAAAACAGCAGACCTACACGCTGCAAAAAGTATTGGAGCATATGCATTCTACGGCTGCAAGAGCCTTGAAACCCTTATAATTAGAACAGACTCCCTTTGTTCAGGCGGTTCAACCACAACATTAAGCTATACAAAAATAAAAGATGGTGAAGGGTATGTTTATGTCCCTGCTGCTTTGGTTGCAACATATAAAGCCGCAACTATATGGAAATCAATTAGTTCTCAAATCCGTGCTCTCGAAGACTACACAGTAGACGGAACCACAACAGGTGCACTTGATGAAAGTAAGATTTGATAAGGAGTGAGCGTCATGACAACTAAAAAGAAAATCTGGGCCTACCTCACATCACTCGGCATGACCGCCGCAGGGGCCGCCGGTATGATGGGCAATCTCTATGCAGAGTCAGGGCTGAAGCCGAAGAACCTGCAGAACAGCTATGAGAAGCCGCTGGGATATACGGATTCCACATACACGGAAGCAGTGGACAGCGGTGAATATACCGACTTTGCAAAGGACTGTGCCGGCTATGGTCTGGCACAGTGGACACATCATACCCGCAAGGCAGCGCTGCTGACCTATGCACAGAACTGTGGTACTTCCATCGGTGATCCGGATATGCAGCTCCGATTTCTCGGCAGTGAGCTGATGACAAGCTACCCGAAGGTGCTGGAGGTGCTCCGGACGACGGACGATGTCCGCACGGCATCGGATGCAGTGATGCTCGACTTTGAACGTCCGGCGGATACCAGCGAAGATGCAAGGACGAAACGTGCGGAGTATGCAGAGAGGTTTTACAAAGAATTCGCTGCAGAATCACAGCAGGACAAGCCTGCCTCCACCGAAAGCACAGCGGGCAAGTCAGTCGAAACACTTGCTGAGGAAGTTCTGGCGGGCGCCTGGGGCAACGGCAAAGAACGCAAAGATCGCCTGACCGCTGCCGGATATGATTATGCAGCGGTGCAGCAGCGAGTGAATCAGATCTGCAGACCGCTCCATCATGTCAGCAGCGGTGACACACTGACGAAAATCGCATCAAAGTACGGTGTCACGGTTGAAGAGATCGTGACCAAAAACAGAAAACAGTATCCATCAATCACAGCGGATTATATCGAAGCTGGGTGGACTCTGAGAGTATAAGCAATAATCTCGTGAAAACATCAGGATATTCACGAGATAAAAAAACCGGCAGAGATTTGTTCTCTGCCGATTTTCCTATTTCTGGATATTCGACAAAATCCGACATTATTCGACATTGAAAATGAAATTCCCCCTGATTTTTCGAACTTTTTTCTTGACAGTGGATGACGTTTGTGGTATACTTATCCTTGGGTCCGGACATCCGGATACTATTATTTAAGCTCTACTATCTTGAACCGCCCTCCGTTTTCTGCTCGGAGGGCGGTCGGATTTTTTCATGCAAATACATTTATATATGTCTCTTCCCCGCCCGTGCCATAACAACAGCAAAGATAAAGGGGGAAATGAAAATTTCGTATTTCGTGGCGGATGGGTCACCACAACAGTTGCTCTCAAATGGCTTAAAATAGCCGTTTGAGAGTTTTCTTTTTGTCTGAAATTTGGTTTTGTCCTTTATCTGTCCTTTATTCCGCATTCCTGTCCTTTGGCGTAACTTACGCACCCTGTTTTCCTTTCGAGGAAAAGTCAAGGACGGAAGCGATTGCGTCGCTGGCTCTTGCCTGTGCCTGCTGAAATGCGTGGCAGTAAATTGAAGTCGTCGTACTTATAACCGAGTGACCTAACGCACCCGAAACCGCAGCAGCGTCAACACCCTCATTGATTAGAGCCGAGGCATAAAAATGCCGCATACTATGAATGTCACAGAAACGGAAATTGTTTTCCTTGCAGAATTCCGTAAACCAGAAATACGGCGTATTGTTGTTCATAGGTCGTCCGTCATATTTTACAAACAGCCTGTCATAATCAATCCACTTGCTTCCCAGCTTTACCTTTTCTTCGTCCTGTTCGGATTTGTACTCTTTGAGCAAATCCATTACCATAGGAGGAAATTTTAAGGAACGCTGGGATTTTTTCGTTTTCGTGGTATCCGTATAAATACCCTTGTCAGCCGTGTAATTCGACGTTCTTCTGACGCTTATTACATTATGCTCCCAGTCAATATCCTTCCACTCCAAGCCGAGAAGCTCGCCACGTCTGAAACCGCTGTAAATTGCGAGTGTAAAGAATGTGCGGTATTTCAGCGGAGCAGTTTCCAAGAGCCTGAAAAGTTCCTCGATTTCCTCAAGAGTGTAGATTTCCTTTTCCTTTTTTTCGCCCTTTGGAACAGTAACCTTTCTGCACGGATTTTCCGACAGCATATCCATCTTAACTGCATAGCTGAACACATCAGATATAAAGCTCAGATGATGAATTGCCGTCTTTCTTGATAAAGGCCTGCCTGTTTTCATACTCTTGCCGTTAAGAGCAAGGTCGTTGATAAATTGCTGAACGTGTCTGCCTGTGATTTTGTCCAGCCTTAAATGTCCGATTGCGGGATAAACACGTTGGGTAAGCTGTCGCATACGTTCATACGAGGTGTGACGAAGATTAAGTTTTGCATATTCTTCGAACCACTGCTCCGCAAAGGTTTCAAATTTAACATTCGCCGTAATCTGTCCTTTCAGACATTTTTCCTCAAACAGCATAGCCTGTTTCTGAACTTCCTTTTCAGCCTGCCGAGCTGTCATATTCGGCTCAGGCTTCCAAGAGGTTGTCTGAATAACTTGATTACCCTTTGTATCGTAGCCGCAGCTTACTCTAATCTGATATGTATTTCCACGCTTTCTTATTGTTGCCATAATTGAATACCTCCATAGTCTGGGACAATTCATTTATGACTACCTCTACACCCCAATTATATCACTTTCGCGTTGTAAAGTCAAGAAGTGCAAGGACACGCCATAAAATATTTATCTTGATTTACGATGTGTAACAGGCTTCAGGAACTCCTCCAGCTTTTCTTTCAGGCTGTGATTTCTGATAAACTCCATAACCCTGTCGAATTTCTCCTGCAAGGCTTTAAGCAGAGATTTGGTCTGGGTGAGTTCTTTTTCCTTGTTCTCGATACATTTTTCAAGCTGATACCGTTCCTGTTTTAGTAACATCACATCTTCTGATAAAGTATGCACCTGCGAGGAAATAACCTCATTTTCCATTTTCAGTTTCTTGTTTTCCTCTGCGAAATCAATATCATCTGCAACAGTTTCATAAAACCTGCCATATTCATATTCTAGCTGATGAAGCTGTCCCGATAGGGTGACCCTCTCTGATTTCAGTGCTTCGTTCTCGCTTTTCAGTTTTGTACACTCTGCTTTAAGCTGAACATTTTCCGTTTCAACTTTTTTCGCACTCACATAATTTTTCGCCGCAGTTGAGAGCATTTCAAAATCGTCTTTTTTGATTGCAACAGTGTTCAGCGGAAGATTTGTGGTTTTGACTTCCTCGATATTCTTAATCTCTGCAAGCTGCTCTGTTGTTGCGGCAAGCTGTTCCTCCGTCTTTTTCAGCTTGTATTCCGCAACGGATAAATGCTCGGCGGTGCTTCCTTTCTCGCCACGCTCCAAGTCGTATCCACGGGATGTAATGAAATCGTAGTATTCATCTTGCAGACGGGAGTAGCTGTCCCGTCCTTTCCAGAACTCCGAGCAGTTGATACGCTTGCAGGGGTTGCCCTTTCTGTCCTTGCCGTTGATGACGGGAATGAAAGCGACGTGCATATGCGGAGTGGCTTCGTCCATATGTACCACAGCAGAGAGAACATACTGCTCGCCGCCAACCTTTGCCGTTACAAAATTGTAAGCGTCCTCAAAGAATCGCCGTGTTCTCTCTTTGCCGAGTCTGTCGAAAAATTCTTTATCCGATGTGATTACAAACTCACAGAGAATGGTGCTTTGTTTCTCGCCGTGCAGACGTAAGTTGCCTTTCAACTCCTGTCGGGTGCGTATCCTCTCAAATTCCTGCTGATAGGTTTCAGCCTGTATCTTCTTAAGGTGATAATTTTCAGGTGTGCGTGACAGGTCTATATCCTTATTGCTGTAATTATGATTGAGCCGTTCATTATGCCGTTCAAGGAGGGGTACGGCATTCATCTTGTGATTTTCGTTTCTGATAATTGCGTAGCTCACGAATTTCTCCTTTCATTTCGGTTTAAGTATCTTTCAGGGGCAAACCTATTCAGCGGAATAGTTCTAACCCACTAGGACTATTTTGTAGGCAAATAGTCCGTGGGCAAGCAGTTCCTCTTGACCCCTATGAAAAGCGGTCACAGACCGCAGTGGAGCAGAGGGATACCCTCTGCATTCTGCGACGATATGCGACGATGTGACGGTGTTTTCAGCACCACACCCGCTGTCATAAACATCGTCGCAACCGTCGCACATCGTCACGGCTTGGTGTGTGCAAGCCGTATCAGACGTCCGCCGTGAGTATGCTTATTTGTGTAAGAAATGCCATACTCATTGTACAGCCGACCTGCATTCACGTTCAGCTTTCTTGTGAGAGCATTAGGCGGCATGTCGGATTTAAGGATTTCGGCAAGCTGCGTCGGCGTGCCTTCCCACAGGGAATTATCCGAGTTTACAATTTCAGCGATTGCTTCAAGTATAGGCTCGGGCGGCTCTTTCCATAGCTCGGTTTCGGTGCGTTCCAAATCCCAGCATAACGTTTCGGAATTGCGGACAATATACAGCTTCTGGTCTTGCTGGTCACGTCCCGAAATTTCAAGGACGGCAGAATTGCCGACCCTCTTTTCCTTGTGAAGAAGAAAAGCGCCGTCTGCCGCACCGAGCAAGCCGTTTGTTCCCGAAATCATATCAAAATTATCCTCCGACCTCTGCTTGCGTGTGTGATGAACAAGCAGCATACATATTCCGCAGCTGTCTGCAAAATGCTTGAGCCGTGTGATAATTTCATAGTCGTTGGCGTAGCTATAATTATCTCCGCCTGCTTCACGGACTTTCTGAAGGGTGTCGATGATTATCAGTCTTGTGTCAGGGTGTTCTCGGATAAACCCCTGAAGCTGTTCGTCAAGCCCCTTGCCAAGCTGATTTGCAGAGGTTGCAAAGAAAAGGTTGTCCGTACTTTCCGTTCCAAACATACGGTACATTCTTTCTTGTAATCGTCGGTAATCATCTTCAAGAGCAAGATACAGAACAGTACCTTTGCGGACGGGGTAATTCCAAAGAGGGATACCCCTGCTGATGTGATACGCAAGCTGTGCCATAAAGAAGCTTTTGCCCAGCTTCGGTGCGCCGACGAAAAGATATGTTCCCGAATACAGCAGACCGTCAACAAGCGGCGGTCTGCTTTCAAAGACGGTTTCGTAAATTTCGTTCATCGAAACGGTTTTCAGATATGCAGGGTCAAGCATTTTCTGATATTCTTTGTAATCCATCAGGCAACACCTCCCAAGTATTCCAGCAGTCCGGCCTTGCTGACAAGAATCTTCCCACGCTTGCCCTGACCTGTTCTTATGAACGGTATCTTTTCCTGAGCAATGAGCTGACGGACGGTGTGTTCGGATAAGCCTTTTACAGCCTCCGTGCATTCCTTGACCGTTAGCATTTCAACTGGCGCAGATGATTTCTGCTCTGTAATTTGCTGTTCGTTCTCGACCTCAATAACAGCATTGAGCGTTGCAACAATCTGAGCGATAAGTTCCTGCTTTGTCTTTCTTGTCATAATTTCGTCCTCCATTTTTCGTTATTTTAGAGAGAGCATCATACCCTTTCATAAGTACCTACAAAAACGGCTGATTTTTTAAGTCTGTTTTCGTAAGTTTCTGAAAGTTTGTATATCTGCACAAAAAGCAGCGAAATTTTCAACGCAAAATACACCTCTCATAAATTACGGTCACTCAGAGGGTGAAATTATAACCCGAATTAAAAAGTTTGTAAGAGTGCATATTTTAATAAAGATATTTTTATGCAGAATTATGTGCCTTTTCACACCCTCTCACCCATAATGAAAAAATCGCTGTTTTTTTGGTCAATTTCAAAAAGTTTTTATAACTTTTTAGGGTTGTATAAAATCAGGGAGTGAGGGTTGGTGTTTTTTGCTCTATATAATGTTAAAAAATAGATTGGTTTTGATATTTTAGAAACTAGAATTAACTATAGAGTAATTTAATTATATTTTAGAATCGAGCACTTGTTTGTGTGATTTGTCAATTGACATAATTGACAAAAACTGATATTATTAAATATGAAAATATATAGATTTATGAGGTGTAAATTATGTCTTATAGCACACTTTTCGATTTGGATTCAACAAATTTGACATCTGAAGCAGAAGTTGAAACAAGACTATTAGCAAAGTTATTTGCAGATTTAGGATATAGTGATAAACATATTATTCCTAAGACAAATGTTCCATCTTTGAAAATATTTGATGGAAGAAACACCACTATGAAGCAAGTTGATTTTATTCTAACAGATACAGCTAACAATGCTAAAATAATTGTTGAAGCAAAAAAGCCGAATGTTAATATAATAGATGCTTGGGGGCAGGCGGCAAGTTATGCATTAAGCTATAATAAAGATAAGAAAATGGCCTCTCAAAAGATTAAGTGGTTATTAATTTCAAATGGATATGTTACGGGTTTATTTCCTCATGATAGTGTTACACCTATAGTGACGCTTCAACTTGATGATTTTGCTAGTGGTACGCCTCCTTATGTTACACTTCGTTCCCTTATAAAATATAGTGCAAAATCAACTTCTTCAAATTCTTTGTTACCATTTGAATCATTAACTCCTAGAAAATTAAATATATTATTTGCTGAATCGCACACAATGGTATGGAAAAAAGAAAAATTAGCTCCTGCAGATGCTTTTTTTGAGTTTTGCAAATTTATATTTATAAAAATACGTGAAGATAAAAAAAGAGAAGAATTGCCCACAAATACAGCACCGTATATGATACCATTAACTGAAGAATGGTTGAAAGCTCAAAGTACTACAAGTTCTCATCCGGTTCGAGATGTTCTTTTTGCAAAATTATGCGAAGAATTAGAGGAAGCAATAAAAAATAAAAACAAAAAACGCATTTTTGAGAAAAACGAAACATTACGGTTATCCGCTTCAACTTGTCAGGAATTGATAAAAAAATTTCAAAGCGTCAATTTAAGTTCAATTGATGAAGATTTAAACGGTCGTATGTTTGAAGTGTTTTTAGCGGCTTCTATACGAGGCAAGGATTTAGGTCAATTTTTTACACCTAGAGCAGTTGTTGATTTTATGACAAGAATTGCTTTACGTAACGCAGATATAAAAAAACCACCAAGAGTGTTAGACGCATGTTGTGGAACTGCTGGCTTTTTAATAGAAGTTATGGCATATCTTACAGGACGGTTAAGAAATGATAGTCGTTTAACAGATCTTGAAAGAAATGAAATTAGAGAAGATATTTGCAATAACAAGCTTTTTGGCGTTGAAGCAAATGAGCGAGTTGCACGAATAGCCCGTATTAATATGTACTTACACGGTGATGGAGGTTCACATATATTTCATGGTGATGGTTTAGATATTGAACCACAAGTATCTTCTGATATGACGCCAGAACAAAAGGAGGAATTAAATGAATTCAAGGAATTGATTACCCCTAAATCGTTTGATATAATTTTAACAAACCCTCCGTTCAGTATGAGTTATTCATCATCAAATGATGACGAAAAACGAATTCTATCACAACATAAATTAACTGAAAATTTGTCTTCTGCTAAATCTAGTATTTTATTTTTAAACAGATACTTAGAATTATTAGTTGATGGAGGGGAATTGTTAATTGTTCTTGACGATACGGTGATAAACGGTAAGAGTTTTGAAGATGTCCGAAAATGGATTCTTGAAGAATTTATTGTTTTAGGAGTACATTCATTACCGTTTAATGCATTTTTTAAAGCCAAAGCTAATATAAAAACGTCTATTCTCCATTTAAGAAAGAAAAAAAGCTCAGAAGAAAAGCAATGCGATGTTTTTATGTCTATATCCAACAATATTGGTCATGATAATGCATTAAAAGACACGCCTTTTCGCAATAATTTAACAGAAATATTAATAGCTTATTTAGAATGGCAACGAACAGGAAACATTAATACCACAATAAGAAGCAATTCTGATAAAAACGAAAATTTAGAATGTCCTCAGCAGTATTGGATAACACCAGCTAATAGTTTTTCTGTTGAAAGATTTGATGCGTTTTTTTATTGTCCAGATCTATTATCCAATGTATATGACCATATCGAAACATTAAAAAAAGAGAAAAAAATAGAAATAGTGTTAGGCAATCAATTAAATAGACGCTCGAAAATTAACAAAAATGAAAAGGAAGCACTAAAACAATCAGATGAAAAATATAGATACATTGAAATAGGTGATGTAACGCAATATGGACTTATTACAAAATATATAGAGGGTTCATTTTCTGATTTCCCTACAAGGGCTGAATATCAGATTCATACAGGTGATATTTTAGTTGCTTTAAATAACAGTTCAAGAGGCACAGTAGTTTTAGTTCCAAAAGAGTTTGATAATGCATTTTGCACATCTGGTTTTCTTGTTATTGTACCAGAAAACGAAGAACAGGGATTATTATTATGGTATGCACTTAGAGGCGAATTGTGCAGGCAGCAAATATATTATTTAGCTCAAACAGCAAGTCAACCAGAATTGAAAATTGACGCATGGAATAATTATTTTAAAATTCCAATGCCAATTAATGAGCAAAAACAAGAAGCGTTAAAGCGAGCTAAAAAATTTTATAAACACCTTACGCAATTATCTAATATAGATTATTATAGCTTTAATATATAAATGAAAATTAAAAGTTTAAGCTGATTAATTTATATAGACTATAATTATATGCCCATCCTGATTTTTATTGTACAGGCGATCACATAATTTGTTATTTTTTAATACGAAAACTAGCATCGTTTTTCATAAGCGTGAAAAAATGCATTTAAATTGCGTAGTTATTGGTTGTGACATAATGAGCCGACCTCAGCCAAGGTCGGCTCATATATTTATTCCTCAATCGGCTTAAGCATTTCCATCATAATCTGTGCGCCGACTTTCATTCCGAGTTGAAACTGCTGATAACCGAAAATATCGGCGGACTCGTAATGTGCGGCACAGTAACTTTCAAGAAACTGTTCTGCTTCGGGAAATGCTTCGAGCAGTTCTTTCTGAATTTTCAGAATTTGCTTTGCTTTTTCATCATATTCTTTGGTTCTGTGCTGTATCTCCCAAAATGGAAGAACGTTTCCGAAATACATATCTTTGATAATATTGTCCATAGTTATACCTCCGTTATAAACCGATATTTTTTCAAAAACGTAGAGGTACACCGAATTTTGCAATGACATTTCTGTCATTAAAGTGTCATTAAAGTTATTCAAGGGTACAGAAAGTCGGAATAA